AGAAGGCAAGTCCAATAAAAACCCAGGCGAGTATGTGAGCGTTGGGGATGTGGCGGAAAGAAATGTACTGATATCATCCGCTACCAATCCACTTGGACAATCCAGGGATCTAACAGGTGCAGATAACGCTAACTGCTCCATAGACGGGGCTACAGTAACCGTGTCGTCCGGGTCTGGCTCTTTTGCCAGGATTAACACTAATAACGGCGCGTGGTCAACTGATTATACAACTAACGATGAATTGACTGTAAGCGGATATGTTAGGGGGGTCGGGGCCTCAGTAGGGAAGACACTTGGAATTCGTAACAGTTCAAGTGGTGATGTTGTTGATGGATCTGTGGTATTAACTTCATCGTATCAAAGGATTGAAGTTGCTCGAACTAAAGCAAATGCTAATCCGGATTTCTCCTTCTTTGATTTGAACCTTGTCAACGGTACTGTTGGAAATGGCGAAAGCGTACAGATTAAAGACATTCAAGTTGACGAGGCCCTGTCAGCCACTGGATATGAGCAAGTCGGATACCCTTATCACGGTGCCGGAGTAGATGGTGTCAAGTGGTATGAAACTGAGAATGGGAACACCGAATCCAGTAACGTGGTCACTGAAGCCACAGGTTCTGACATCACTGCCGACGATCTTCTAGGCCCAAGGATTGAGCGGGCTGCGACTAACTACGCTGATGGTGACGACGATTTAGGTGGTGGTGCTGAGACTATCGACTTGACGGCTGGCGGGACAGGCGATTATACACTAAGCGTATCAAGTGATGCCGCAGTCACAGTGGCAGCAGTGGGCGCTACCGGCACAGGATTCGCGCAGGCTACACTGGGGTCCGATGTTACGTTTAACCTCTCGGTGGCTGGGACAGTCTCACTGACACTCGATTCCGGCACGCTGGGTACACTGCCAAGTGGTGCCGCTGACAAGCAGGTTGAGAAGGGGTCATACGCCACAACCCATATTGAGACATCAGGCGCAGCCGCCACGCGGGATAAGACCGAACTGGAGTATGCAATAACGCTTGCTACCAATGATATAACGATTGCTTGTGACTGGACGCCGCAAGAGGATACAAATACTACCAAATGGGTACTATCTAGTTATGTGGATTCAAATAATTTTGTCGCATTTTACTATCAGACTGGGGTAATTGGATTTCGGAAAAAAATAGCAGGGACTGCCAGAACAGCTACGAAAGCAACAGCCATCTCTGCTGGGACTACGTACAGGCTGGTAGGTAGGCTGGACAGTTCGGCAGGTGTCGATGTATGGGTAGACACAGTTAAGGGCACAACCGACGCTACAGCAACTGATGCCGTGGTGGGTACTGCCCTTGAGCTTGGCGCACTGACTGGCGGGAGTCAGACAACGCAGAACGTCAAGCTTGTTGACTATTACGACTCAGCCCTAACCGATGCCGAGTGTGCAGCTTTATAACAGGAGTATGAAATGAAGGATATTATGATTGCAATACTGGGTGTTTCCTTGATGCTGTTCGCGGCTATTGCATCGCAATGAGCAATACCGGCTACCTGTTCTTCGCAAAGCCCGCTGAGTGGGATGCGGTCAATATTGACCCTGATACATCTCCGCTCTCTAAAAGAGCCCTGAGCGACTTCACACAAGCTGTCACGGGGTTCTGGAACACGTTCACGGGCGGGTATGAGGTTTACGATGTTTCATGTCTTGAACCCATAAGGGATGAGATCATCGCACAACTAACCGATGTCCATGCTACCTTTCAGTGGTATTTTGAAACGGGTGTCGACAAGTTTAATAACGATGGTACATTTAACACCATCCCTGCTGATCTTTTGGCGGTGATGAAAGACCACGTAACATACGATCAGGACGGCAATCCAACAGGATCAACACCGGCGACTTACGAAAATCCGAATTGGGGTCACGTAAGGTTCGGGCAGAAGGAACGGATATTCGCGGGTGAATTTTCAGATGAGTTTTCAGAGGATTTTAAGTAATGGCTGATTTAAGGGAAATAGTGCCGCTCCAGGCAGAGATTGAAGGTGCTGGGCAGCGGGGTATCACCAAGGATCAAATCCTTGAGATCATTCAGTCGATATCTACTGTCCAGGCTGATATGTGGATATCAAACGGATCTGTGGCCTTCACGTTCACCACAGGGGCTTGGGGGCCGATCTTCGATGAGTGGGAAGATAACACCGACACGCAGGGCGTGCAGGAAGGTCCAGTTCCTGGAACTGCCCCGTATGAGCACTACCTTATCAAGCCTAACGGCGGCGGTATCTGGGCGATGTCAGGCCGGCTCAAGGGCACTTGTGACACTGCGGGCACGGTCTGGGTCAGACCCGTGATCGTGCGTACAGATCTAACACTGGACTCCTTTGGGCATATCGACAAGACTACGGCACCTATCCTTGCTGGCGGCGAATTTGATTTATCTTTTACTGGAGCTACTACGCGAGTACTCCTTGAGGGTGAAAAGATGGCCCTTCAGTTCCGTGGCCCGAACGGTGGTATAGCCACAATCGTAACTGGTCATTTAGTGGTCAAGCGTGGGTGAAAATATCCCTCCCGAACAACTGGAATCCTAGACATTATCAGGTTCCGTTGTGGAATTATCTAGCACAAGAGGGTAAGCGAGCAGCTTGTTGCTGGCATCGAAGAAGCGGCAAAGATGATGTCATGCTGCATCATAACGCTTGTGCAGCTTTCGAGCGTGTAGGCAACTACTGGTACATGCTCCCGCAATACGAGCAGTGTCGTAAGGCTATCTGGAACGCAATCAATCCAAATACAAGCAAAAAGAGGATTGACGAAGCATTCCCGCAAGAAATTAGGAAAAAGACACTCGATAATGAAATGTTCATCGAGTTCAAGAATGGATCTACATGGCAGTTGATGGGATCTGATAAATATGATGCTTTGGTAGGGTCTCCACCTATAGGACTGACCTTTTCAGAATACGCCCTATCAAACCCCTCAGCCTGGGGTTTTTTAAGGCCCATTATGCTTGAGAATGGAGGCTGGGCGATATTCAACTCAACCCCCCGTGGTAAGAATCACTTCAAGAAGATGATCGATTTTGCTGAAAAGTCCAAAGATTGGTTTTCTCAACGATTAACGGTTGATCAGACCGGAATCTTCACCAATGAGCAGTTATTGAATGAACTGAAAGAACTTCAGAGTGAGCATGGAGACTCTTACGGCAAGGCCATCTGGCTACAGGAATATTATGTTAGTTTCGAGGCTGCCTTGCCTGGTGCAATATGGGCTGAAGCCTTAACGAAGGTCACTATTGAGGGTCGAGTCAAGGATATTCCATATGACCCTGATTTCCCTGTTTTCACAGCCTGGGATCTGGGTCGAGATGATGATACTGCTATTTGGTTCTACCAAGTAATAGCAAACGAGATCAGAGTTATTGATTATTACGCCAATAACTTTAAGGAAATCCCATTTTACGCTCAGATCTTGCGTGATAAAGGCTATAACTACGGTATGCACTGGGTTCCGCATGATGCGAAGCCGAAAAGGCTTGGAATGGGTGGCAAATCGATCCTTCAGCAGTTGTTAGAGGAAGATGTTGGTAATTTCGCCTTAGTTCCTAATCTGTCTATAGAGGACGGGATTCAGGCTGGCAATGCTACCTTGCCCAGGTGTTATTTTGATACCAAATGCGAGGATGGCGTGGAACATCTCAAATCTTACCGAAGATCATACGATGAGGTTAAAAAGACCTTCTCCACCACTCCTGTCCATGATGAGCACTCCCATGCAGCAGATGCCTGGAGATATCTATCTCTGACCTGGAGGCAGTCTAAGGCCCAAACGCCTGAACTAAGTCAGAGTCAGAAGTTCAACAAAGGGAATATCACCTCGGTTAACTTTGGTGCTATGAAGAAACAACACCTTGCCAGAAAGAGAGCACAAAGATATGAATCCCAGTGAGTTCCTAGAGGAAATCAAGGATGCTAAGAAGCGGGAGAAAGACTTTCGTGAAGATGGTAAAGAGATTTACGAGATCTACTCAGCAGACCGCAATGTACCCTTCAATATCCTCTTCTCGAACACAGAGACACTGTTGCCTGCTCTTTTCTCAGAGGTTCCGAGGCCGGTTCTTCAAAGAAGGTACAAGGACGAAGACCCTATGGGTAAAGTCGTCTCCGAGGCCGCTCAGAGGATGCTTGAGTACCTTTTAGACACCGATATAGATAATTATGAAAAGTTTGAATCATCCATTTCCGATGCAACTTTAGACGGGTTGCTTCCAGGGAGAGGGGTTACAAGTGTCAAATATGAGACAGATGACGATTGGGAGACCGTCTGTACTGACTCAAGGAAATGGAACCGTGTTCTTTTTGGATACGCTCAAAAGTGGTCAAAAGTCCCCTGGGTAGCCTATGAAGAGTATCTTGATAGGGAAGAAGCTAAGCGGTTGTTCGGGGATAAGGTTAACAAATTAACCTTTATTGAAGGCGAAGAGAAAGACAGCGAAGAACAGTGGGAGGAAGACAACAAGAACAAGGGCTATCGCAAAACAACCCCAATATATCAAATCTGGGATAAGTCAGATAAAACCATCAAGTATGTAAGTCCCCAGTGGAAAGATGATTTTTTGTCAACTGAGGAAGATCCATTAAATCTGACTGGATTCTTCAACTGCCCTCAACCTTTGCAATTCGTCGAAAAGGCCAACGATTTACTTCCAACGGCTCTTTATAAACTGTATGAAAATCAGGCCAAAGAGCTAAACAGAATCCAAGGCAGATTGAACCGTGTCATAGAGGCGATCAAGGTTCGTGGTGCTTATAACGGAGCTTTGGGTGAAGATATAGAGCAGATCCTGAAGGAAGAGGATAATGCCCTTGTTCCTACGGATAAATCATCTCTTTTGTCAGAAGGTGGACTAGACCAGAATATCTGGATGCTGCCTATTGGAGAACTAGTAGCTGTGGCTCAACAGCTCATGCAAGCAAGGGAATCCTGTAAAGCGGTCATTTACGAAGTTACAGGAATCTCCGACATTGTAAGAGGGCAATCCAAAGCATCAGAGACTTTAGGCGCCCAAAAGATCAAAGAGTCCTGGGGTACTATGAGGCTCAAAAGGCTTCAGAAGGAAGTTCAAAGATACGCTCTAGACACTATGCGGTTAATGCTCGATATCGCAGTGAATAAGTTCTCTGAAAAGTCATGGGTACGCATGACAGGACTGCCTTATTCAACTACTGAACAGAAGGAAGAGGCACAGAAGCTTGTCGAGATAGCCAGGGTCAACCGTATGCCTCCAGAGGAACCAAGCGTACAGCAGGCCATGCAGGTTCTTCAGAAACCAAACTGGGGCGATATTTTAGCGATTCTGAAAGACCATTACTCAAGAAGCTACAGAATCGACATTGAGACCAATTCGACCCTTGATGTTGAAGCTACTGAAGACAAGCAGCTGGTTGGTGATTTCATGAATGCTATGGCTCAGTTCATGAATGGTATAGCCCCGATGATGGAGAAGGGAGTGATGCCATTTGGAGCAGCTAAGTCAATGATGCTCGCCATAGTGAAAAGGTACAGGTTCGGTCGTGAGGTTGAAGAAGAGCTAAACCAGATGCAGGAGCCCAAGCCTCAGTCTAATCCAGAACAAGAGAAGGCTCAGAAAGAGTTCCAGCAAGCTCAGAAGAAATTCCAGCAAGAGCAGCAGAAGTTCCAACAGGAGAAGCAGCAAGTCCAAGAACAGTTCATGCAGGAAGGCAACAAACTGAAGGCTGAGAAGGTTCAACTGGATTTTGATAAGAAATTGGAACAGATGGCACAGAAGCATCGTGAAGAATTAGCTAATATCAAGCAGAACACTAACCAGATGGAAATGGAAGCATCGTTAAAAGCTCTTCTGGAACGTCACAAGTCAGATATTCGTTCCATGCTTGATAAGCAGGCGGCCAGGATGCAGAAGAAAGCCGCATGAAACTGAAGGAAGCGTATAAACTTAATCTTAACCTAAGTTATCCGATTAAGAATATAAGCGACTTCGTTGAAACCCCATCGGTGACTGATTATAC